GGATGCAGCACCTGTACGCAAATCTCTAAGGATTTCACGGTCAATTTCAGCAGCAACTTGTTCTGACAACATAGCAGTCAATTCAGCTTCAGCATCAATGTTGTGGAATGCACTAACGTCTTGAGCCAATTCTGGTGACCATGTTGCACGTAATTTACGTTCTTCAACGCTTACTACCACTTCGTCAAGTCTAAATGATACTTCACCAAGTTCTGTTTCCAATTCAAGAGAAGCGTATTCAGCCCAAGCAAATGTGTAAACAACATCATTTGTTAAAGCAGATACTGAACCAGCTGGAGCTAGTGAACCAGTTGCACCAGTCGCACCAACATAACCATCATAAGTTGCAGTACCAGCTACGGCAGTACCAGCTTCGGTTGAACCAACTGGGTGACGCAAGTCTAATTCTACATACATAACGTTATTAGGTGTAGTCAAGTTACCTTGTTGTACGATTGCTTTACCATATTGTTGTGTAACAATACGCAAAGGAACTGTACCACCAGCTGCGATGATAGTGTTACCATCAGCATCTTTAATAGCATTAGTAGCTACGCAACGCAATGAAGCCAAGAAAGACTCAGTATCCATGTTGTTACCATTAGGACCAGTTAATACACCTTGTCCGTTACCATTACCAGCACCACCTGTAAAACCAGATAGACCAACAATCAAGCTTCTTACTGAACCATCAGTTGCCAAAGGCAAGATAGTAGAAGCAGTAGCCGCACTAAACGCACCAGAATTTGTAAATGTGTAAACATTCAAAGACGCTGTTGTGATTTGTTGGATAGTAAGGGTACCCTTAGAGTTATCGAATAAACCGTCATTGTAGAATATATCATACAAATTCTTGGTCATCCATTGTGTTAATGGGGTTGGGTTAGCACCCACAGCAACAGGGACAGCCGCAGCGGTTGGAACACCATTGTGTAGACCGTTAAGACCAGTGTGAGCTGAGAATGTTGTACCGTAAGGTGAAGTTGCATAATCATCACCAGCAACACCAAAAGAGTTAACACGGCTAGATGTTTGTGGAACGAAGTAGAACAACTTACCAATTGGCATGTTCATAGCTTGTACCGATACGATATCATTCGCTAATAATTTAGAGAAAACTCTACGTACAATTGGAAATACAACTGTTTCAAAAGAACCAGATGATGTCGCTGTTGTGCTTTCGCTCAACAATTGAGAAGCTTGGTTCTCATACAATTGTGCAACGTTTTCTTTAACGTGGCCTTTAAGACCTTCTAGGAAGCCTAAGCTTTCCCATTTTGCTTGGGTTTCTTTACGGATAGCCTTCATGTGGTTCAATCCGATATTACCAACTTGTCCAGATGTTAATAAATGTGACATATTTGTTTAGTTTTATTTTTTTGGTTATTTTATTTTTGTTCAACTCTATTAATCAAATCAAGGATTCTCTTAGTAGATGGGTCAACATAAGCAGTCGATTCGTTTAGTTGTTTTGAATTGCTTGGGCTGACTTCTTTGATTATTTTATTTTCTACTGTTTCACGAATTGTTTCTCTTTTTTCTAATTCACTAGCAATAGTTCTGTACAATCTTTTTGACTCTTTAAGGTTAGTAACACCAGTATCAAATCTCTTGATAATATCTTGTTTCTCAGCCTTGGTAGTCGAATGCTCCATAAACAATCTAGTTACATATGTAAGATTGCTATTGAAGATAACTGTTTCTACAAGCTTGGTTCTAAATTCTTTCAAGCCATCTCTGAACATTGTGTTCTCAACTTTTAATTTTTTAGCTTCGCTTAATAGATTGTTGTATTTGTTTGCAGTTTCAATAAGTAATTTTTTTGTAGCGACACCTTCATCAAGCTTGGATTTTGGATTTTCTGAAGCACCTATTGATTTAGGACCTTGGCCACGGTGTGAACCTGTGCTCATACCTGTCCCAACACTAATCTTTTCGTCAAGTGTTTCTTCTTCATCATCCAGTCCATCTCCGCTTAATTCTTCGTCACCCATATCATCACCCATATCAGCGTCCATATCTCCTTCACCACCTTCGATATCATCGACTGGTACGAAGTCACTTGATTCTTCTTCATCATCAAGTTCAATCTCGTAATCCAAATCATCATCGTCAGTAGTTGGTAAACCAGATGCTGGCAAACCAGTGTCAGATGTCTTAACGATATATTCACCTGGTTCAGAAATACTTAAGTGTATTTCATCACCAACGATATTAATTTCATCTTCACCGCTTAGTTTTTTGTAAATTGCAATAACTTCATCATCTGATGCAGCTGTCATGTCCAATTCATCCGATGATTCAAAATCATCCATTCCGTTTTCGGATGGGTCTTCTTCACCAGCTGATGCTATAGGCATATCACCTAATTCATCACCCAAGTCATCACCCATACCATCGATTGCCATGTCATCACCTGTTATTTCCTCAGAACCCATTGTGTCATCATCTTCGATGTCAACATCAACGTCTTCTTCATCATAAGCCTCTCTAGCTAATGATTCTTTCACAACCCCATCAATTTCTTCTCTAGCGATGCTACGAAGTATTTCTTTCGTGTTGGCATCAAGAGCACTTTGAATACTTTTGATATCCAATAATGCTTCCTCAAGTATATTTTTTTTCTCTGCCATTGTGTTTTATTTGTTTAGTAGATAAATATGATTTAATTATTCATCTTATTTGATAATAAATATACCTAGTTTTTAAAAAAGACATTTATATAATAAAAAAAAGAATAAATTTTTACATTATAATAAAAATTTATCCAAATTATCAATTAAGTTTTCTTTTATAACATTTTTAGTGGTGGTAACGCTCTCAACGTAAGGCTTAGCTTCTTCAACATTTTTAAATATCCATGCATCTGGTGTTGATGGTGCGGTAACAATATCCCAACAAATTATCTCAAAATCTTCTTGTACTATTTGTTCACCGTTCTTACCTTCTTTTAATGAACCTACACCTCTAGATGAAACACCTATCTTGATTCTATTTCTTAATAGGTTAGCAACTTCGTCACCCTTGGTTGAAACGATACCATAATTAATAAAACCTGGAGTCATTAGAATTTCCATCTTACCCATTAGCGTACGACCTTCCCACCATGTTTCAATAATATTATGAGATATTCTATCGATAGATATAACTGAACTTGTTGGGTGGTCACATTCACCTACAGCGCCTCTAGAATTAATTAATTGTTGATATAGTTCATTTTGTTTCTTTAATATATGTTCTGGGTAAATTCTACCATTTCGGTTTAAGATACCGTATTTTTGTAGTATAACATATACGACTAGAGGCTCACCGATAATAACTTTACCAGTTTCTAGTTTTTTCATTTCGTTAATGAATGGTAAATTTCTAGGCTCGTCAGGACTGATATACCCAGCGTCTTGCTCGATGAGGAACCCGAAACCACTTTGACCACGCTTGATAGTCTTAATATCATTATAATTTATCTCCATAACATTAGCTTATAGATATAAATATAGTGGATAATAAAAAAGACCCTACTTTTGGTAGGGCCTTATTAATTTACTTTTTTCTTTTATGGTAAGAAAATGCATCATCACATTTAAATACCCTATCAATAACGTGTTGAGTAATATCCTCTAATTCTTCTTTTACCGAATCTAATGTTTCACCAATTTCTTCATAAACAAATAAGGTTATCTCGCAATTCATAAAGCTACGCTTACCAAATTTAATCCCAGATTCTCGGACATCAAAATCAACAATTGTTCTATCTTTGATAAATAATTCGTTATTACTAGCGAAACGGTTATATAGAACTTGCTTAATCTTTTTATGATTATTTCTAATGATTCTTTGATAATTTTCTTCAGAACTATGCTTTGGGTCAATCCACGCTGAAATATTAATAAAAACAGCCTTTGGATGCTTATTATTTATACTACCAAATATAACACTATATTCGTTAAAATTATTTATTCTAAGTTCTTTTCCTGTTTTCATTTTTAATATATTATATACAAGTATAGTAAAAAAAAATGAAAGCGTCAAGCTATTTAAACTAAATTAGACTTTAATTCCACTAATTTTGAAATATTTTTTGAGAAATCTTCGTCAATTGCTTGGATTGTATTTAACAATTTATCTTTAACTTGCAATAATTTGTCTTTAGCATTTAAATCAGCCGTACTAAGCTTCTCATTTATCAAATCAATACATTCTCTAACCAACTGAGAGTAAATCTCTTTTTTCTCCGATTCATTTGAAGATATAAGAACCTTAAGAATTTTCTTTTCTGATTCAGATAATGATTCATACTTTTCATTGTATTTGGTAACCATTACATTGGAAATCACACTATTCGGAAGACCGATTTGTTCAATAATAACTCTTGGTTTATTATTTAAGATGTACTTAACGATTTTATCTGTTGATTCAACAATAACATTAATATTGCTAGAAACTCTTTTGGTAAAGATAAGATTAGAAATATTTTCATATAAATCATTAGCCTCATCAACAATATCCCAAGTAATAAGATTAGCTAACTTGGTATTTGCCTCTAATATATCTTTCATTTTATACTTAGACATCAAGTCAATATTTTCTTTTACGAATAATACAGCCTTACCAGCATCAGTTTCAAATGTATTTTCAAGATTATTATAAACCATAAATTGAGTGCGAAGAATTTCGTTTTCTTTTAGGGCTTGCAGATAAGTTTTAAACAATTTATTTTTATTATTATCTTTGATAATAATATTTTCGGCTAAGATATTATTAAAGTTATTTTTAATCTTACCAAAATTTTTTACTATAGTTGCGATATTTGACATTTTATGTGTTTAATTAATAAATATCTTATAGATGATAAAGAATTACTATTCACCTAACATTTTATCAATACCATTAATCATAGTATCAATTTCTTGGTTAACCTTAACATTTTTATCGTAGACCTTAACCTTTTCATCAGTATATGTAGTCTTTGGTTTTATTGACTCAATCAAGGTATCAACAAATCGACCACGGTACCTTTCAGTTCTTTTATTTAACTTATTAGACAATAAAATCTTCTGTTCACCTAATACACGCTTGATTCTTCGTACTGATTCCGCAACTTGCTCTGGCGTTTCTTCATCACCGAAATCTAGGTCCTCACCACCTTCAGCATCGGTAGTTTCTCCAGTCTCTGGCGTTTCTCCATCAACAGCCTCTTCTTCATCACCGAAATCTAGGTCCTCACCACCAGTGCCACCACCACCGAATGAACCACCTAGACCTCCACCGCCACCGCCACCAGCTGCTTCACCTTCTTCACCTTCTCCACCACCGTTACCACCACCTTGTAGGGCTAATGCCATATCTCCGTATACCCTATCAACAACATCAAAGGTACCAGTATGCTTGATTACATTTGCTGAATTAGCCAATTCAGCAGCAGCAGCTTTCTCCATTCGTTGTTCAAGTAAATCAGATTTAATCTCGTCATCAGACATACCAAGTATTTCTCGCTTAGCACGAGTCATTGACATAGCTGCAAATCCATTACCAGCCTCACTAACAGCATCTTTATATAGCGTAATCTTATTTTGCGTTTGCTCAACTCTAAGCATGTCAGCTTGTGTTGATGGGTTATTTAGGGTTATTGTAAAGTTATCAAAATCTTCTTCAAATCCTAATAAGTATAAGTGAATAATCGCTATCTTATTTAATTCTTGTATCATTGATTGTTGAATTCTATTTATCGTCCTAGAAAAACGTATGTCTTGTAGTGCTAGGTTTTTACCATCGCCAGTAGTCTCATCGAAACCTAAGAATGGCTTAGGTACACGTAGTGCGGTGAATAAGTTATTCCTTAAGTATTCAATATCTGCAATCTGGTCAAGATTCGTTGCACCTGGTAATGTATCAATTGGGCTGGGAGCATCTTCACTTCTAACTGGTATAAAATAATCTTGGTCGTTAGCCATCTGATTATATCTTAGGTCCATTTGACCAGTTTGTGAATCCATCACTTGTGCACGTTTGAATCTATCGGCAATACTATTAACATATGCTGGTACATCAGCATCATCAATATTACCAACGTATATCTTATAAATCCTTCTTTCTGGCGCTCTAGTGACACGATAAACCAACATAGCATCTTCAGACATGATAAGTTGTTTCCAAATACGTCTAGCTTTTTCTAAAACGCTAGTACCGTAGGGTAAACGCTTATCTTCACCCAATAATCTAAAGTGGGCCATTTGCCATGAGTTGAACTCAATATTACGACCCCTCCATATAAATTTTGTTTTATCGGTTTTAGATGTTTCATTTTCGTGAGTATTTCCATTTATCATACTAAATAAATCATTTTCCCAACGGTCCATTTCATAATTTGGCATTTGCTTAGCACCAACAACACCATGTGTATCATCAATATTTAAAAAAACGAAATTATCACCATATTTTACCGTGTTTCTAGTCCACATAGGTAACGATGTATGTATGTCAAGCCTATTATAAAATAAGTCCTCTAATATACCTTTAACACGCTTACTATCAGAATATATATTCATGATTTTACCCTTATCGTTAACCGTAGTAGATTCTTCCATCATTACGTCTAATGCAGCAGCAATGGCTGGGTAAAATTCCATGTTTTCAAAATCACTATATGACGCAATTCTTGTTGTTTCATAGTTAATGGATTGTTGAAATAACCCACTATCAACCCTAGACCATTGATTTGCTAGATACTTATTCTGTTGTTGTTGAAGCTTAATTCTATCAAAATCAGCTTTATTATCTGTTTTTAATAGAACATCACTACCAATATTATACCGTTGGGTATTCGCTTTAGGTTGTGTTTGTGTTGGTCTAACATTCTCAGGATTAATAACTTGCCCAAGACGTTGGAATATAGTTAAATTATTTTTTACTGCCATTGTTTTATTACTATTTTAATCATTATTATTTAAAAGTCAATATTATCTCATACCACGAAATAACCAAGCATATTGACCTGTCGGGTCTTGCATATTCTTCGATACTATTGGGCTGAAATTAGGTCTAGCATGACTAACGCTATTATCACCTTGCTTGCTAGAAAAACCAGTACCACGTTCCTTTTCAATTTCAATTGGTTGACTACTACCAACTATCCAACTATTCAACATAGCCTTATTTTGTTTTTCTAAACGCTCTAGATTTTTAAAAGAGTGTTCCAACACCCAAAGAGCCATAGCCAATGCCATTATCAAGTCATCATGAAAACCATCTTGGTGGTCTGCTCTACCATTTTTATAGATAAATGTGTTTAACTCTGTTGCTAATCTAAGTGAGCGTATCTTTATTTCATTTGTCCTAATCTTGTATTCTAGATTAGAAATCATTGGTACACGAACAGATGTTGCTTGAAAACCAGGGATTTTATTTTCTTTATTATGTGATGATAATTCACGTTGTCTAGCGGATAAAATCTTACCATTCTGTGTATCATAATGTAACCTCTTATAGCCAAATTCTAATAGTTTTAACACTGTTGAAACGCCCATACCGCCAGTAATATCGACTACGGTATAAGCCTTATATAAATTACCGTATTCTTCAACTATTTGGGCCATTAAATCTGGTTGTATCTTACCCTTATATTCCATTACTTGTTCCATGGTTGTAAAGTCTACCATAACCATTGTAGAGGCATCTTCACCGTCACCTCTGGAGATATCGACACCAACTATATATTGATGTCCTTCTTGTGGCTCAGCCCATATCATTATTTCACTGTCAGCGCCACTAGTATATAATGGTTCCCTAACATTATTTTTAATTTGAAATTGAATGTGTTCTTCATCGATTACATTACCACCAGAACCAATAAATGACACATCTAATTCTTGTGCAATCATCTTACGGTCATTATTCATACCCCTACACATATCTTCATACCACGTAGAAGTTGGTTTCCAACCATTTGATACACGGTTGGTATAAGAGTCAAAGGTGAACTCAACCTCTTCCTCAACCTCATCACCTCGTAACCATCTAAGGTCTTTATTATAACGCAAGTCTTCATACCATTTCATTTCAACGATATTAAACTTATTTTCTTTAGCATTTACATATGTTCGATAGTATAGAGAATCCATACCATGTGGGGTTGATATTAGCATAGCCTTACCACCACTACCTAAAGCAGTTAAGGCGGCACCAAATACTTCAGCACCGTTATCAATAAAGGCTGCTTCATCCATTATAAGATATGTTGGTGCAAAACCACGTAGAGCATCCTTGGATGTAGCAACAGCCTTAACACGGCTACCATTTGGAAGTCTAATTTCTTTTTTGGAGTCAACAATAAATATAGATTTTGCTTCGTTTTTAGGGTTACCGTAATATTCGGGTCCCCAAATCCATCTAGGTAATTGTCCTAAAAAGTCTTTTATTTTACCTAAAAATTCAAAGGCTAATTCTTGTTTGTTAGCAATGATTAGTATTGCCTCTGGGTTATTCTCATCAGCAAAACCAACCTTGATGGACATATAAGCAGCTGTGGTTGTTGATACACCAGCTTGTCTAGGTTTAGTAACTAAATTAAACCTATACTGTTCATAAGCTAAAATAATTTCTTTTTGTCTTGGGAATAATTTGAAGGGTACAAAACCTTCTTGTGTCTTGTCAAATGTCTCCAAATATGTTTCAATCGCATATATCGGACTGGCTAAGCATTTAGCGTATTCTGTATATATTTCTAAGGTTGTTAGCATATTATTTTATTATAAATATGCCATTAACGAATAAAGACCCATATGGGTCTTTATTTACACTAGTTCATCTAAGTCAAATCCTTCTGGTTCCGACCCATCATCTTCACCAAATAAATCTTTAAAATCAAATCCACCTGAATCTTCCTCACCAAAAAGTTCTTTAAAGTCAAAACCTACAGCGTCATTAGTTTTCGTATTTGTTTTTTCTGAGTCAATCTCAGTCATAGCTTCATTAAATTCGTCCTCTTGTAAACCAGATTTAACCTCATCGACAACCGATTTAATTATTTTTTTACCTTCCTTGGTATTAGCCATAATTTCTCGCATCTTTACGTTAAATTCTCTAACTGGTAATGCAGCTAATTCAGAATATATGTGATGTTTTAAATGAAAATCATCTGGTTCGATTAAGTTAGTAAATCTACTCCACAACGCTGGCCCCATACGCATATCCCAAGGTTCAGCAGCCAAGAAGTCTGCCTTATTAATAACATATTCACCGATTCTTTTATTCTTAGGTAAGCCATGGGCTGATAATAGCTCCATAACACCCTTAACCAGTTCATGTATCAACACTGGAAAAACTAAAGCTTGTGCGTATATTACGGCTTTTGGGTTAGATTCTGTTGGAAATTGAACCCTAACAATACCACCATTTTTTGAAGCTTCAAGATTTGGTAATATATAATATGTATAATCAGCACTAGCCATCATCTTAGAATACTTATTTGGTAGTCTAGGGTCCATATCAGTTAATTCTTCATCAACCAAATGAAACATATGATTACATTTTTTTGCAGAACCCTGTATCATAGCATTTAGGAATCTACGCTTATAAACTTCTTCATTAGCATTAACTAATTCATCGTGATTCTTAAAGCTAGTTTCAGTCGATATCGGCTTAGCATTTTTAATAGTACCAACCATATTAATTTCGTTAGTTAGTTCGCAATTAATTTCAACAATATCTTCAGCCATGTCAAACTCTTCACGAATCATTCTTTCAGCTAACTTTTCAAGTTTTTTCTTGTGCTTGGCCTCTAAGCCTTGAGTCTCGTAAACCAAGGGCAATAGTTCTTCTAATACGACTTTATTGTCGATAGAATCAACATCATAGGCTCTCTTATAACGCTTCGCAACTTCGCTAAAACGCTCACCCATAATCTTTTGTTCGAAGGTTGATTCGTCATCATCTGGAAAGATTGGATGTTTACCTAATGAGTGTTGTCTATTCACTAAATCAGATTCTAATTTAGGTGCCATTCTTTCAGATAATCCTTCTGGATAAACAATGCTTTCATTTAAGCCTTTGCTTTTATTTGCTCTGTTTAAAGCAGATTGAAGAATTTTTTTATAATCACTCATATTATTTGCTTATTTTTTTTATTAGGTTTTCTTCTAATTGTGCTTTGGTGACCACACGTCTTTCAGTGGTTACTTGTGGTTCGGTATCACCAGCCGCAATATCTTTATAACTATTAATAATGGTACTTAGTTTCCCAAGCGGTACACCAATTTCTTTAGCCATAGCGGTTAGGAATTGAGCTTGTTCTATTGGTTTATCTAACTTAGCCAAATAAATACTAAACTTAGTCTTTATAAGATTAGCCAACTTGGTAACATCGGCTTGTAACTTAGGAACGTTTGTACCATCGGTTTCAATCTCATTTATCGATGGTTTAAAATAATCACCGAATCTAAAACGTTTCAAACCCTTAACGTCCATATAATCTTCATCTGACCCTAAACCTCGTCCAGACTTAATCATGTCTCTATTTGTTTTAAACATAGCAACAACTTCACCAGTGTTTATGTTAACAAAAAAATGCTTAAATGATGGGTCAATATCGGTTAAGTTAATATAATCCATAAGTGAACGCTTGTCTTCAACTTGATTGGCTTCTTTATCTTCTGGAACAACTTGTATATCTTGGCCTACCATAGCTTCTTTCATTGGCTTGGCAATGTTCTGGTCAAAGTATTCCATCGTATGAATAATATTCTCATTATTTTCATTAAGGTCATCAAAACAATATACACCCATAACAACATCTTTAGCTGAGTTAATCCCCCTTACTAATTGATATTGCTTATCACCAATATTAAACGGCTTAGAAACATCACCAGTATTAGAATCCTTAACATTTGATAAATACCTTAGTGTTTCAGGGTCCTTTGGTTCTATGATAGCGTCTTGTTCCATCATTGATGACATAGACGCACCCATACCTTTAGCATCGCTCTTACCACCCAATTCAAACTCAATATCCTTGTTAGTTTTTTGAATTTGAGACATGCTCCTAGTAATAGCTGGATTTTTAAGGTCGTCTTTGCTTACATTTATCTTAAACTTGTCGTCTTCAAATATATCGTTTTCCATGGTTTATTTTGTGTATTTAAGTATTAGGTCTTTTTCATAAAGTTTATTTTGTGTCTCAGTAATTGTCTCACCAAACCTGAAACTAAGTCGTTTATCTGGGTATGTTTCATATGCATTAACATTCTCCCAAGCCAATGCGATAACGTCATCCACAGCGTCCCAAACAGCGAATGTATCACTGTTTTGAATTACATCCAAATTCAACTCAGACTCTAATCTACCAACCTTTTTAATATAATATTCGTCTGGTGGTTGTGGTCTACCAGATGCTGGATAGGTATCCCAATCGGCACCATCAACATCGTCTGTTGTGTCAGAGAAGATGAACTCATAAAAATAGTTACCCTCATAGTTTCTACCAACATAATTAATATAAATTAAAAAAAATTCTTCCACTATATTTTATGATAAACAAATATTGTTATGGTATTAATTATTACCAATTGCTTTAGGTCTTGGTTGTACATTTGGCATTGGTAAAAAAGGTTTATTTTTTCTACTAGGTGATGGTTTTGTATTAGGCTCAGTCATTGGTTCAACTTTAGGGTTGATAGTTGGTGCAGTCATCGGTTCAGCATCTTGACCAAAGGTTTCTTTTAATTTCATACGTATATATTTTTCATCAAAGATACTACTTTTTTGTGATTCTACAAAATCTTCACTAACAATACTTGAAACAGGTTTCTTAGACCACATTTTACAAGACCAATACTTTGGTGTTGTTCTATCTTTAGCTTGTGCACATTTATGCCTAGCTCTAAACGATTTTCTCCTTTCTGGGTCATCTCTTTTTATTTCCATATTTGGGTCACCAAAATTAACCTTGATTATGTTACCTTTTTCATTTTTAACATAAACCTTAAATTTTTTAACATCACCCTTCATTGGTTTACCTAATGGTTTATCATCATATTTACCCTCATAAAGGTCAACCCCCTCAACACTACCATATTCATCATTGTATCCAGCGTCAGTATCACCGTCATACGACATTGATTCATCATCAATGTTAGCTTCAAAAAAATGATATACTTCTTCGATATCATCAGCCGAACTAGAGATATGGTCAACAGCCCAAGCGTGACCATTAGCACACATTTCATCAATTTGTTCTTGATTCATCTCTAATAGTTCACTGGTTGCGTGATGTATGGTTTTTAAGTTTTGCCAAAACATATAATTCATTGATTCGTTGGAACCCTCATTTTCATTAATAGGTACACAATTAGGAACTTGTTTACCACCCTTATCTTTCATACCTACTTGCTTATAACCAGTCCAACAAGCTTCATTTAAACTATCATTTGAATTTGGTTGAAACATGTTATTCTTTTTGGGTTCAGACAAAAATAAATCTTCATTTTCATAAACTATTACCTCATCTAATTCAGCGTCACTACTCATATCGACATCAACATTAACATCTGAATCCTCTGGGTTCATTGTATCTGTAGATGGCTCTGTATCTGTGCTACCAGCCTTTTTAACTTTATTGATGATATCTTTTTGGTCACTAGGGTCCATTTCTGATGTGTGTGACGCTGCTATTACAGAATTAATAGCAAATTTTTCCAATGCGAAATCTGGTTGACCCTGAGCTTCAGTATATTTTCTAAGCGACTGACCAAGTTTTCCAGTTAATTGTTCAATATATTTCTTAGGGTCCGTTGCTTCATCGGCCTCAACACCAGCGTCAAATGGTTCATCGTCAAATGGTTTATCATTTGAAGGGGTGTCTGTAGGGGCTTGACCCATATCAACAGGCGCTGGTGTTTCTTCAGGTGCCATCGCTGGCTCAGGTGTTGGTGAACTAGGGAGCTTTAACTTATATTTTGTTTCAGTTAAGCTTTTTTTTTTAACTTAGCTACTTTAGCTTCGTCAATCATTTTATCGATAGCTAATTCAGCCTCAGACATACCTAAATCGTCTTCATCAGCATCGACATCTGCCTTAACATCATACTCAACTTCTCTAGAAGCTTTTTCGTAATCTTCATCGTCTTCTTCAGATATTAGATTATCATTTTCGAATAAGTTAATATCGCTACTAACATTATAAGCTTCCGCAAGGCTTTTAAACTTTAAATTTAAGTGCTTAATGGCTTTAGCATAAGAAGGGTAAGCTTCTGATTTTTTATTCATAAGCCCACCGATATATTGGAAATCCTCAGCAAGAATACTTGAAGTCTTAGAAGTAACCTTTATATACCACTCGTGGTTCTCACGTATAATGGCATATGCTTTACCATCTGGACCCATCTTTGTTAATTCCACAACAACATTGCTTGTGTTTTCTTTTATAACGGAGTTAACACCCATTAATTGTTTCATACGTTCGTAGATAGCATCACCCTTAAGACCCACTGGACTGATATATATGTTTTTCTTCATTTTACTTTATTATTTGAAATTGTTTTTTTATGTTAATTAATAGATACCACCAATACCAGTACTACCTTGATATACGTTGTTCTTCTCACCCAATAGATAGCACCCTGTACCACCACTAACAGTACTAACCATAATATTAATACTACTAGCCGCACCAATACTAACAACGGTTCCGTTAACATTAATAACGCAACCAGCAGAACCACCATATATTTCAGAATACGTATGTGCTGAAAAAACTGGTGCATTCGCAGATACTATAATGCTATGTATATCATTTATATTCGGCATATTATAATTGTTTTCTTATAAATATCTGCAAAAATAAAAAAACACCCTAGAGTGTTTTATTTATTGGTTATTATCTTTAATTCTTTAACTGGATGAATCTCAGCTAGTCCGTGACGTTTATCATAAACATACGGTCCAACCACTATAATGCTATCACCAATGCTAGGTATTGGTATATTATTTGTTTGTTCCTTACATATTTTGAAGATAGATTTTTTAGCACAAACTATCTCAACTACTAAGCAACCATCTTCTTTTTTTATGTTATTAATAAACAATAAAGATGTATCTTGTATCCTTAAATTAATATGGTAATCACCATCAGCAGCACCTGTTATACTCATAACTCTACCAGAAATTTGTTTGCTCGGTTCAAGAATTTTTAATCTTTTTGGGTGGTGTACTAAATCATCTTGGTCATAACCAATAAATAATAATAAAAATGCGATAATCTTAATCATATTAGTTTGATAATGGGAATTTTATGGTTGGATGTGCTTGATAATTTTCAAAGGTAAAATCTGTAATTAACATATTTTCATTAAGTACATTAATATCTGAATGTAGTGGTCCAATTCCGCATTCAAAAGTCTCGGTTGGCCAAAATTCCGTATTGATATTTAGGGTTGGTAATTCATATGGTTCTCTAGTAATTTGCTCTTTACAACCTTCTATTTGATTTAGATAAATATGACAATCACCTAAGTTACCAATTAATTCATCTGGTACCATGTTAGCAATCTTTCCAAATAAAGATAACAAAATACCATAAGATGCGATATTATAAGGAATTCCCAGAGGAACATCACAAGAACGTTGATTCCACATTAAAGATATTGCTCTCTTTGGTATTTTACAGAAATCTAGGTCTTCTTCGTAAGAAGAATTCACCTCCCATTCAGCATCCCAATCTTCTAGTGTTCTACCATTATGTCTTTTAGCCCATTCATCTAAGCGTTCTTCCATGGTTAGCTCTCTAGTATATAATTGAAACCCGTAATGGCAAGGGGGTAATACGGCCTTATCAACTTCAGCTGGATTCCATGCGGTTAAAAGCAATCTTCGTGAGTCTTGGTTTTCTTTAAGGTCATTAATTAAATTCTGTATTTGGTCTATTTCACCATTCCAGCTACGCCATTGCTTGCCGTAGATGGGGCCTAGATTTCCCCACTTTTTAGCAAATTCATCATCGGTTTTTATTTTAGTTGTGAATTCTTCAATTGATAACAATTCAATACGAGACACCTTTAGTAGCTTACCGTCTTTTCTCAGACGGGCAACCTCTATTTTTTGTGATTCTCTTTGTTTTAAAATTTCTTTGTGATAAAACTTATAAGCGTCCCCTACCCAGATATTACAATCATTATCTACCAAATATTTTATATTTGTGTCTCCTCGTAAAAACCAAAGTAATTCAGTAATGATACCTTTGGTATACATTTTTTTAGTAGTTAATAGTGGAAACTTATTATCTTTAAACTTATACCTAATAGACCGACCAAACACACTTAAAACTTTACCATTACGTGTATTTTTCTCTACTCCATTCTCCAATATATCCTTTAGAAGGTCTAGGTATTGCGTATCTAATTTATTCATTCTTTTATATTATATTATATGTGTCAATGTAATAGTTGTCATTATTATAGCCGTACTTTACCCTACTAACTTCAGCTTCTTCTTTGGTTTTATAAGGACCTAATATAACACCGTTTACTTCACTACCATGTGCTGGTTCTTTTTCATAAACAGCATAATTAATTGTTAAATTTTCCATATCCTTATCACTTAAATTACCAATGGGAATTGTTAACCTTTCCCTAATTTTATTTTCTAACCAGTTCCAATTAACTTCTTCATTGTTAATGGGTATAATAAAAGTTCTTTTCGCTAAGTCTTTATTATACTCTGGGTCATCTTTATACGCTTCTTTAATCAAAGAATTAAAACGCATCAATGATACGGAAACATTATATGGGACTAGCTTATAGATATTATCAAGCTCTGTTTTTAGTACACTATAAGTTACTTTACCGATAATATTAGTTAAAATATTTAAACGTGTATTAAATTCTTTTTTCCAATCTTCCATATTATTCGAAATCAAATTCTATTCTGATAAAATCATCTATATTTAAGTCATTGTCAGTACATAAATCTTTAATCTGTTCTATCTTAGCTTCTATTTTAGATATAACTCTACTATATTTCTTAGCTTCTTCTACCAAGATTAACAATTGTTCCTCAACCATATCAAGCGTTATGATTTCTTCTTCATAGCCCTCAATCATACTTTCATATAATGAATTACCATCATAATTTATTTTTGTGTGGAAATCAAATAACACATCACCAAATTCACCAAATTCAAGTTGGATTCCACAATCATATGAACCTACATGTAAATGAAAATACTCATTTGAACTATCCTCGATAGTATAATTAATTTTATTTGTACGTAATAGGTCAATTAATATTTGTACTGCATTGTCTTTAGTAACCGTCATAATTAGTCTTTTGTTGTACCAGAATATTCACCAAGCTTAACCGTAAGTCTATCTAAGGTAGTCTTATTAAAATCACCAGTAGCCAAATACTCACCAATAAGTTGGTTCATAGTAAGGACAAGTGCCTTAGCTTTACCATCAGTACTAGCCTTATCTTCAGCAACCTTAAGCGTCTCAATTTGGTCCAATAATTGCTTTAAATTATCGGCTGGTAGGTTCTCTAGTTTTTCAAAGGTAGTGTATTTCTTTTTGATATATGTGTTGAACACCGAACCACTACTATCACTAGTTTCTAAGCGAGTATAATCACTCAACCCAACATTAGGATATTTGTAACGACCACCATTATTAAATATTACAGTTAGGTCATTGGTCTTGGTATCAAAGGTTGAACCACAGATGGTTGATGAAGAATACATAGCTTTGATTAGTCCATTATTCTCAATTCTTGTTAATAGCATTTTTCTTATTTTTTTATGTTGTTATTTTATATCGTCCAATATCGTTTAGTTGAAATATTTCAACTGTATTTGTATCTGTACCGTCAGTTAACGTAATAAACATGTGATTAGCGTTTATCTGAATATAGCCATTTTCGTAATTATTTGAACTATGACCAAACCTTGACGAAGTATTCATCCAGACAGTCAACGACTTAAAGGTTTCTTTATTCATGATTCCCGTTTGTACAAATATACGAATATTTATTGAAAGAGGCAACACTTGATTAATTAAAAATTAATGATTATATTTTTCAAACACACAAGATGAATAGAGAGATTTACCCAAAAGTAAAAGCAATAATTTCAGCAGCCTCAAATGAGGCCAAGATATTTGATGATGTTAAGGTTAGACCAGAACACATAGTATTATCCATCTTAAATGATGATGATAATGAAGGTGCTGATGTACTAAAACGATTAAATATTAGCACAACGGAATTTTATGACCGATTAAGTGATTATATACGTAAGAAGGACATAACACCTAGGGTTGGTAGTACTAGAAAAACACTACCATTATCCGATGAATCTAAAGCAATAATAAAAGCCTTGGATAAAGAATGTGAAAAGCTAAATGATAACATGATTGACACAACACATATCATGTTAGCAATCTTATTCACAAGCTCACCAGTAACGGAGGTATTATTTCAAATATATGGTGTGGATTATAAAAAATTTAAAGATATTATTAAAGGTATGAGAGAAGAACAAACAAAAAATGATTTTGAAGGTGAGGACCATGATGATGTTGACCCAATCAGACGTAAACCAAAAACAACGGATTCTAAAAAAACTCCAGTATTAGATAACTTTTGTCGTGACATATCCAAGGCGGTAGAAAAGGGTGAGATTGACCCAGTTGTTGGTCGAAATGTTGAAATTAAACGACTATCACAAATCCTCTCTAGAAGAAAAAAGAATAATCCAGTCCTTATCGGTGAACCAGGTGTTGGAAAAAGTAGCGTGGTTGAAGGCTTAGCAATATTAATTCATAGCGGAAATGCACCAAGACCACTAATTGGTAAACGCATATATACCTTAGATTTAGCTAGCCTTGTTGCTGGTACCAAGTATCGTGGCCAATTTGAAGAACGCATGAAAGCCGTACTAGAAGAATGTAAGGCTAATCGAGATATTATATTATTTATTGATGAATTACACACAATCGTTGGTGCTGGTAATGCGTCTGGTTCACTAGATGCTAGCAACATATTCAAGCCAGCTCTAGCTCGTGGTGATATTCAAATCATTGGTGCAACAACACTGGATGAATACCGTGAAAATATTGAAAAAGATGGGGCCTTGACTAGACGCTTTCAACAAATATTAATTGAAGAACCAACGCTTGAAGAGACAAAGATTATCTTGATGAAAATTAAGGAAACATATGAAAAGCATCATAAGGTAACATATACTGAAGAAGCTATTGATGAATGTGTTAAATTATCGGCAAGATATATCATGGATAGAAGTATGCCAGATAAGGCTATTGATGTAATGGATGAGGCTGGTGCAACAACCAATGTCAATATTGAAAAACCAAAGAACATTAAAGACCTTGAAGCTAAAAAAGCAGCATTATTTGAAAAGAAAAAAAGCGTAGTTTTAAAACAAAACTACGAAGAAGCCGCTAAGATAAGAGATGAAGAAAAAAAGGTTGATGTAGCTTTTCAAACAGCTATGGATGAATGGAATACCAAATTAGAAAAAAGAACAACGATTGTTGGTGTCGAAATGATTTCTGAAGTCGTATCGATGATGACAGGTATTCCGCTTTCAAAAATATCCGTTCAAGAGAGTAAGAAATTATTAAATCTAGATAAAGAATTGATGGGTAGGGTTATCGGTCAAGATGATGCCGTAACCAAGGTCGTAAAGGCAATTAAACGAAATCGTATCGGTATCAAGGATAAAAATAAACCAGTTGGAAGCTTTATCTTTCTTGGTCGAACAGGAACTGGAAAAACTTTGTTAGCCAAGCTATTAGCTGAGCATGTATATGGTGATGCTGATGCGTTGATACGTATGGATATGTCAGAATACATGGAAAAACATTCTGTATCTAGATTAATTGGTTCACCTCCTGGGTATGTCGGTTATGAACAAGGTGGACAACTAACCGAAAAGGTTAGAAGAAAGCCACATTGTGTTATATTGTTTGATGAAATTGAAAAGGCCCACGAAGATGTATTTAATATATTATTGCAACTATTGGATGAGGGTCAGTTAACTGATGGTCTTGGCAGAAAGGTTAACTTTAAAAATGCATTAATTATCCTAACATCAAACATTGGTGTTAAAGAAGTTAATAGCTTTGGTAAGTCTATAGGTTTTGAAACATCATCGTCTGTTAGTGATGCGATTAGAGCGCATAATATCATTGAAAAGGAACTAAAGAAAAAGTTTAAGCCAGAATTCTTAAATAGAATTGACGAGGCCATTGTATTTAGAGGCTTAACACAAGAAGATATACATAAGATAATCTACTTGGAATTAGCTAACCTAGAAAAACGCATTAAAGAAATGAACTTTAACCTAACAATAACTGAAGAAGCTGTTAATTTTCTTGGCATACAGGGTTACGATGAAACATACGGGGCCAGACCACTAGGCAGGGCCATTCAACACTATGTTGAGGATGTTATAGCTGATGATATTCTCAGCGGTTCAATCAAAGAAGGTGATACTATTAGCGTTGATTTTGATAAAGAAAAAGGTGAAATAGTAATAAAAGGTGTCAAGACAAAAACAAAATAAATTAAAGCCCTAATCTTAGGGCTTTTTTTATATATTTATTTATATGAAATCGATTATTAGAAAACTTCTTAGGGAAGGATTGGATAAAACAATAAAATGCAGTCAATGTGATTGGTCTTGGAAAGAATCTGAGACCGATAAAAAAGACATGTATGTTTGTCATAAGTGTGGTCATGACAATTCACCAAAAAAAGAATCGTTAAATGAAACCATCTTAACCAAAGACGAAAAAGATATTAAGGCTATTGCTGATTTTATTAACTTTGCTAAGGATTATCTAAAGATTACTGATGATGTTAAGATAAAACTAGCGTTTAAAAGAATACCTTCATTAACCACAACAGCTTACTACGATACAAGAGGTGAAATAATGGTCTATGCTAAAGACAGGGCCATAATCGATGTATGTCGCTCAATATGTCATGAACTTGTACATCACAAGCAAAATCTAGATGGTCGATTAACTAATGTAGCTGAAGATGGTGCTGATGGTAGTGAGATAGAAAACGAAGCAAACGCTGTTGCTGGGGAAATTATTAGGAAGTTTGGTAAATTACACCCTGACATATATAAATAATAAGATTAAATTTTATAATATATAATAAAACAATATAATTATTATGCCATATACACATAGAAAAGTAGGAGATAAAGAATGCGTCTTTAAGAAAGACGGTGGTGCTAAGGTTGGTTGTACCAAGGGTAGTATCGATAAATACCTAGCTGCACTATACGCTAATGTTGATGAAGGAAATTCAATCAAAGGCGGCAAGTCGGATAATATGTCAATCAAACAAATTGCAGATAAATTTGATAAATCTGTTGATGATATCAAAGCGCAAATCAAAAAAGGTATTTCTGTGGAAATGGAACATACTTCAGATAAGGAAAAAGCAACTGAAATAGTTATGGACCATCTGTCTGAATTTCCAGATTATTATGATAGACTTAAGAAAATGGAAGATAAAGCAAAGAAAGAGTTTACAAACGAATCACGTAAAAAGTTTATTAAGACATTACTGAGGGAAGGGTTAAATTATTAAACCGATATACTCAAAGCTACCACATAATCTTTTATTATCAGCGTAGTGGTTATTATATAGGTTTTCATGCTTAACATCCTTTCGTAG